GGTTGTCAGTATGCTTTGTAGACTCCTGAATACCCTCTGTAGCCTTATCTCCAAGACCTTGAGCGGCTGTCTTAGCGCCTGGATACTGGTTTTGGATACCTTTAATAAGGTTTTCACCAGCCCCATTACCGCCCTTTGAGCCCTCCTCCTTCATCCTATTTGCAGCATCTTCCACACTCTGCTTGTATTTCTCAAGGGACCCCTGATAGTCGGGAATTTTTCCCTCTAAATTCTCATGACCCTCTTCTACACCCTCTTCAATGTTCTCAGGAAGATCGTCAGAGAATTTAACACCAGTCGCTTCGAGTTGTTCACGCATTTCCTCAGAAGATATACCAGTTGTTTGGGCAAGTTCTTCTAGCTGCTCTTCAGTTAATGGTGATGTCACGTTAAAGTTAGCTAAAGAGTTTGTAAAGCCATCTTGGGATTCTTTAACTCCATCTAGATTGGGCGCCACCTCAGAATATCTTTCTATTGATGATGACAATTTATCAAGATTAGAGGCAGCATATCCGATTTGAGTGGCGCTTTCTGCCGTACCATCAAATGCGTTAAGACTTCCAGCTATGTTCTTTAAAGTTTCTGAAATACTCTTACCAAGATCCGGGTTAACACTCTCCCAGGCTCGGATGTGCTCGCCAAGATATGAGATAGCACCGGCAGCAACATTGATAGACTCGGCGCCGTTAACAGAACCATTCAGGGATTTAATACCAGATGCAGCGTTCTCTAAAGTCCAAGCAATATTCTTACCAAGGTCTGGATTAACACTTTCCCAAGCTCGGATATGCTCGCCTAAATATCCAATACCTTCTGCGCATTTGGCTAGAGCATCAGCACCCCATCCACCAAGATTAAGGTGACCGATGCCGTCCCCTATGCCTGCAAGAACGTCTCGGATCTTACCACCAACAGATGGGTCAACCGCAGCCCACTTATCAAGTGAGAAGCTCAAATATCCAATCGGTGGAGCAAGTTTCTCCATTGCCTCAGCGCCACCAAACAGATTTGATAGTCCAACAGCAAGGATTCCACCCGCAAGATGTCCAAGAATATCAAGAAGCTTCCCAGGAGCAGCATCATCAAGAGTTTGCATCTTAGCAAGAACGTCTGTGAGCTTATCCATACCCTCAGCGATCTTATCGATACTTTCGCCGATCATCTTGGCGCAATATCCAACTGCTACAAACATAACTGCGGCCGATAAGAACAACTCAATTATCAATGCAACGGCAGCCATAGAGATGGGTACAGCGTCCATAATGACAATAAGTAGAGCTATCACACCAAATATAGCAAGCAGAGCCAATATCATATGGTCGATGATTTCCTTATATCCACTTAAATTCTTACCATCGAGCATGCTTAGCATTTGAAGAACATAAGCCATGCATAACATAACACCGCCTATTGCTATTGCCGCAGACCAAACGGTTGTTGGGTCACAGAACTTATTTATGAGCAATATCGCGACGCCGACAACACCTATAAGAATAACCATTGGCTGTACAACAGCAAGAGCTCCATTTGGATCTGGCATGGTAGATATTTGTTGGAGAAGCTGACTCATAGCCCACATGACCGCCGTAAGACCTAGGGCTGAAGCAAGGGCACTACCTTTACCCTCTCCACCAATCTTAGAAACAAGAATGAGACGTATAAGACAAAGAGTTAGAGAAACCAAAAGTGTCCTTATAGCCACCATTGCTTGCTCAACATCTGCGCCCTTCTCCTTAACCAAATCAGCCATAGACGAGACAGCACCAACTATCATCTTTATTGCTATTACTAGCACCAGGATAGCAGCTGCGGATTTCAAAGCTCCCGAACCACCGCCTTGCGTTAGGCCACCAACAGCAGCCAAGACAATAATAACCGCGATCAAACCGAAGAGAAGTACTGTAACCGCGGTAATGCCATCTTTCATATTTCCATCTTGTAGAATGGCGCTCCATTGCTTTACAGCGCTTGCTAACAATATAATCGATACGGACATTAATATTATTGAAACTGCAACCTTTTGAAGATTCGGGCCTTGAGTTGATAGAATTGTTAACGCCCCGACTAACAAAGCGAACAAAGGTAAGAGCTTACCAGCCCCTTCAAGAATTGAAGTAATGTCTTTCGATTCCAGCGCTTCCATAGCCTTAATAAGAATGAAGATACCTACAGCAAGACCTGCAAGCATAACACCCATACCAGTATACATGGCTGCCTTACCGAGATTACCAAGAGTTGCTCTAATACTGAGAAGAAGGTTAACGAACTGAGTAAGAGGATCGTCACCCTTCTTAAGCTCTGCCATGGTGTTTCTTAAATCGGTAAACTTACCAATTATCAAAGCAGCTGCGCCCAACAATACTCCAAGAAGGGCAATGGTTATAATGCCTTTGGCAATGTTGTTCGGCGATATGGTCTGAAGAATATCAATACATTCGACGAGGAGCTTAATGGCATGTGAGAATGAAAGGACAAATGCAGCCAATCCACCCCATTTGACACCCTTACCAATATTATTAATACCACTACCAATACGCTTTAACGCAGTACCAAGTCTAGCGACAGCAACAAGGATGACTCTTTGATATAGGGTTATTACCGTTATATTCTTATATATCATAAAAAGAACGGCGGCGATCCCCATGGAGGGGTTAGTCAAGAATAGCTCTAGGATATGTAAGACTCTTTTAATTAAATCAAATATCGAACTAGCGCCATCTGCAAGCCCAGATCCAACAGCAGCCATGCCATCTGTAAAGCCCTTGAAGAAACTGTCAATGGTTTGCTTGATAATATCAAAAGCTTTCTTAAGATTATCTAATGGAGCCATGACAAGTTGGGGAATCTTACCGAACATCTCTCCGACTCTATGGCCGAATCCCTCAGCGCCCTTAGTCAAAGATTCTATTTTGACCTTATCGAATGCACTTGAAATCTTCTCGCCAATAGCATGAATGCCGTTACCGATAATGGTCTTCAAAGTAACAAATGGACGAGAAATATCTATGGAACCGACTTTAATTCCGGCTGCAAAGGTCTGACCGATACGTCCGCAGAAGCTCGATACAGAAGTAGCAATTCCGCCAAGAGATGCCTTGTCAAATGCTTTCTGAATATCTTGAATAAAGTTCCGTACACCAAGCTTTTCTATAAATTCTTTGAACGATCGACGTTGTCCACCCTTATTGGCTTTGATGCTGTCATCTATTTGATCAGTAACTCCAGAAGTATTTACCTCAGCACCCAATGCTGGTTGCGGTCCAAGCTTGCTGAAAACACTCTTAATACCTTCAAGCGGCCTTAGAGTCGATACGAACTCTTTTATGTGTCCAGTCGCTTCTTTGAATGTGTCGGCCACCTTAATAGAACCAAACAAATTCATAAGGCCAGATGCTAATCCACTCGCCTTATCCTTCAAAGCTCCAAATGCATTTGACAAAGCATTAATTGGACTCGGAAGACCAGACATACGTTCATGAAGTCTATCTAACCCCAGAGTTACCAACCGACTAACAGCCTCGGCAAAGCTAGTAATAAACGAAATGGCTCGGCTAAAGTCAACTTTACTAGCTGCATCACCCATCAAATCAACGACTCGCCCAAGGCCAGATTTGACTATGTCCAGAAGCGGAACGATCTTAGGCCCAAGTTGAGAAATGATGTTAAGAAGATCTTTTACTCGGTCGCCTATAAACTTGGTAGTCTTTCCATAGACCTTAAGAACTGTAGGACCGTACTTACTGTTCAAATCAGCAAGAGTATCCTCAATATTTTCGATCTTATCGACAATGAAGTCAACTGCAAGACCGATCTTATCGACTATAACATCTGCAAATCGATCAAATTTATCAAGAGGATCTGATAGCCTATCAAAAGCCCCACCAATCTTATCCTTAGCCTTGTCAACCAAACCAAGCCGTTCGACGACAGAGTTAATAGCCGTGACAATTCGACCAAGACCACCGGCAATAGCAAGACCGATCTTACCCAGCGATATCCCAATACGGCTTACCACATCCCAAACACGTTTTGCCGTATAGAAGAAAATATCAAGAGCTTTACGTCCAAGTTCGAGGCCACTACGGAAACCAGCCAGAGCATTATTGTAATTATCAAATGCTGTTGTGGCTGCTTTCTGTTTCCTAGCGGACTCATCAAGCTCTGAAGACATCTCATTAAGATTCTCAGAACCCTCGGCTATACTGTCATTAACCTCATCTTGCTCTACTTCATAGCGATACTCACAACCAAGAAGCTCATTTACCCTATTTTGAACTAATTCAAATGAATGTCCGGCTTCCCGTAAACGATCAATTCGCTCTTGGCCATTGCCCCAGTCGCCATTAATTACAGACTCGGCAAGCTCGGTGACTTCCTCAATAGAGTCCTTAACTTCATGAATGGCATTCTCTGCCTTCTCAGCGCCTTCGACCATAGGCCTAAAGAACTCACGAATAGGTCTTGTCTTCTCTTCGAACTTAGCAGCAAACTCGGCAAACTTCTTCGAGAGATTGGCCATAACCTCTCCGGATTTGCCAAATATCCGTTTCATCAAGTCACCAACAGGAGACAGAAGGTTCTTAAGCACCTCAAATGAATGAGAAATACCGTCTATGATGGCCTGGCGCCCACCCATCTCAGCCCAGGTTCGAACTTGATCATTCCTAAACTTTGTGTAAGCAGATATCAATGGATCAATGGCGTTGTAGATACTTGTAAAGAGCTTTGTTGATTCCTCAGCATCACCGAGGATGAGCTTCATCGTCTCGCCCCAGCCGGTTCCGATTGCCTCTGCGATAGTACCAGTTAGCTGAGTAAAAGTATTAACAACGGTTGCGGCATCGGTTAGACGCTTTCCCCATTCGGTTGTAGCATCTGCCGCCTGATCCATCGTCTTAAGGAACACATCAGTCGTAAGCCAATCCTCTTTAAGGGATTCTCTAAAAGATCCATTTGCAGCAATGAATTGGTCAACATTCTTACCCATTGCTCGGCCATTTTCAATCAATCTTTGCTGGAACTCAGGGCTAGCCATGCCTGCCTGCATAAGGGAATTCCAGTCCATAAGGTGAATAACTCCACCTTGAAGTGCCTGCGAGACTTGATACTCCGCACGAGCAAGGGCCTGATTATTTGCACCCGCACCAGCTGCGATATTCGACAGACCCTTAATCGCCCTGGCTGCGGCATCGACTTTAACACCTGCTGCGGTAAAGTAACCAATGGCCCTAGTCATATCACCAAATGAATAAATTGTCAAGTCGGCATATTCATTGAGCTCTTGAAGAGTATCTTTAATTTGCTGAAAAGATGTATCGGGGAGATTAGCATGGATTGTCTTGATAGAGTTCATCTCAGTCTCATACTCACGGAAACCATCGAGTATTGGATTGAGACTAAGGGCTTTAACCATCTGCATGCCGACTTGTGTTGCCCTGGACGCGATGGTGGCCAATGCACTAATCGCGACTACTTGCAATGCTGAGAAATGACGACCAGATTCCTCAACTGCATCATTAAGACCAGACAACCGTACCTTATTGGCAGCTTTCTCAATACCGTCGAAAGCCTTCTCAGCACCATCTGTATTAATTGCTTTCTTAAACCGATTAAGTGACTCAGTCGTCTGTCTGACTCCTTGCTCAAATTGAGCATTGTCAAACTTCATTTCGACAATTCGTTCATCAACCGCCTTTGTATTCTGAGATGCACTCATGCGCTGGTTACCTCCCCCCAAATATCTTTCTTGATTTGATCAAATATTGGTTTTATAGCCGGATTTATGAAATCATACCCTTGAACATACCGACCACTTTTTGTTCCATGACCATACTGAATATAAAAGACTATTGGCACCCCTCTAGATTCATTGCTATTAGTCCAAACTAAAGAGATGTCACTTCCATTTTGACGAATCTCATAAGCCCATGAGGAGGCCGTCTTGCCTGTACGAACTGGAGTGGCTGCTTTTAGAGCATTAACGCCCATCTGTCCATACTCATCAAGTCTCTTTAAGAATTGTCGTTTTGACATCTTTATAAGGAAATTTGTAGTCTTCTCAAAATCGCCTTTGTGTCGAATTGAAATAGGCATAGACGACCTCCTCTCTACTAACCTCGCGAATGATACTTAGCTCGTCGAGCTTTATTGATGGCTGTGTTCTGACGCATTATCTCGGCTTTAGTCATCTTCTTTGGATTGTTCTTAACATTAAATATTCGAAGAAGCGTTAACAGACGATTGAGATGCCATTTTTCGCATTCAATAGGAATCTGCAAACTGAACATCTGATAGTAAATCTCTTCAGACGTAACAATCTTTGTCTTCTGATACTTAGCCGGAACATGTGGTGGCGTCTTTCTATCCGATGAAAACGTGGTGGCAGTCATGGGATCTTCAATATATTCGCTAATCTTTTGTGAGATATCAAGCGGCAAATAAGTATAAATTCGATCATCTACATTCTTATTCACCGTCATATACCGAATATAGTCATACATCATTTCAACCGTCTTATCTGTACTTGATAAGAACGGCTTTTTCCATTTAGCTTCCCACTTCGATACAGATATCAATGAATGCTCTAACACCAGATGCTGTGGCTTTATTGTTTGAAATTCCTGTTTCTCTCGATCATAGATCTCAATCTCTGGAATATCTATCGATAACATATGCCTAGACTAGACAAGCATCTTGTCAGACTGAATCTTCTCTATCATCTTCTTGTTCTTATCTGCGTTCTTATTAATCTTATCTGCCAAAGCACCCATGTCTGGCATGATTGCATTAATAAACTTAGCAGCAAACTCAGCGTTAGTGAGAAGCTCGGTATAAATATCTTGATAGATAACAGTCTGAGTAAACGCGTCGGATAGCTCTTTTGACTTTATAAACCGACGACCATCAGCAGACTTCTCGCCATATGCCTTATAAAGAATGTTCGTGAAGAACCGCATCATCTCCTTGGTATTCTTGGCATCTGAAATCTCCTGCAAATACTCAGACAGACCCTTCTCAGAATCAATCTCAAGACCAATAATCTCAGACTGATTCAGATCGAAGTAGACAGTCTCCTTGCGCTTAGTACCATTAAAGTCCTTATAGACATCGACATAACGAAACATAGTAGTTTCCTTTCTATTTTGATTTATTTTAGGTAAAGAGTTCCTTCAGCTTCTCGGGCAGAGGGAGCTTAGACTCAGTAGTAGCCGTTCCAATAAGGTAATCCTCAAATGCCTTAAACTTGGTCGGGTCACACTCAGACTTAGTGACATAAATATGAGCCGTATTGCGATACCCAGGCACCGGAACGGGTACGGTATCAAACTCCCAACTAAGCTGACCGGCCTCTGGCGAATCGTTCACAGTCTCATGATTACGCTCAGAAGGAGCGGCCGTTGCACCATAGACAAGATGGATCCTGTAGTCCTCAGTCCAGTCAGTCGTATCAGAACCGATATTACTACGATATGCCAGACCGAAATGCTTACGAGTCTGCTGAGTTACCGTTACGCCCTTGACTAGCGTAATGCTACCATCGCACTCCGCAAACTCAGGCGGATACATATATGCTTCAATCGTCCCCTTGAAATTCTCAGCAGAGCGGATTGAACCATACTTCATGTTATCAGCCCAGATGTCATTGGCCTCTGCACCATCAGGAGACTCCTGAACGGACGTCAAGCCATTAAATACAACGCCATCCTTATAGGCACCGTTGTCAAATACGAACAATATACCATGGTCAATACCAAGCTCATACTTACGCTCACCAGTTGCATCCCATTGCAAAATAGCCATACTTACTCCTTAACTGGAATATTTATTGTGAATACATAATGCATAAGATTCTCAGAAGCAAATATCTGATCAAGTTTACATGATGAAAATGCCTTTAAAACTTTTACTGGAATATCTATATCGGCAGTCTTAGTAATCCAAGTAACAGAAAACTGATACTGCATCAGATAAATTAGGTCATCTGCTCTAGTCGAAATGACATCTTTTTCATGATACACAATACAAGGATACTTCAGCAAAATATCTGAGGGAGGTTGGAAGTAACAGTTCTTAGATCCCAATAAGTCGCAAAGCTTATTGTGAAACTCTAATCTATTGTCCATTCCATACCTCCCCCAAAATTAATTCGACTCTTGGATAATTAACCTCGACGGATTGTATCTTCCATCTAACTCCAAGATACTCGACATATCGCATTTCACCGATATGCTTGTCCAAATATCCGTCAGACACGACACTAATCAAAGTACTGCTAATTCGAATCTTATCGTTCATTTCGGAAGTTGAGGTGAAAGAACGATGATTCTTTTTGACGTCACCAAAATACATGCGAGCAACTATCTTGTCTTGCCAGACACCGGGCTCTACCTCGATTTGTGCTGAAAATCCAATAGGACCATAGAACTTCATTCTTCACCTCAACTTCTATTTTGATTTAAACGTGCTTACAGGCCAGAGCGATCGCCGAGTAAGGCTTCCTCAGCATACCAGACATACGAGTCTCCAGGAGGTACTTCTCCTTGTTGTAATCGATGTCAAAGTCACTGAAGAAGGTATTCTCACCACCACGGTCGCGACCGACGCCATAATCCGAAAGATTGACGATAATACCAAGAAGATCGAACTTGTCTGACGGAGATGCTCCCTCGATCTGGATACCCTCCATGACAGGAACCTCAACAATACGACTAACTCGCATTGCAGAAGCAAGCTCAGAATCAGACTTGTAAAGCCTATGCCCAATCTTATCACGTGCAAGCATCATCTGCGTAATGACATCATTGCAACCATAGAACACAGGAGTTCCTGAACCACGATAATCCTTGCGGAACTTAACGGCCGAATCGACAAGAAGATTGGACTTCTCATTAACATCAGTCGTGGTCTCATAACCACCGATAAGACCCCAGATGCAATACGGGTCGTTGGTATCTGCCGCTTTATAAATTACAGGCATGACATTCTCTTCGTGGATCTTATCCGGAGCAGACTTGGCACGACCATCACCAACGAGAATTGCACGAGCCTTTTCCTCATCAAGCATCATGGTCATCTCAGAACGAAGCAGGGCAACTACATCAAAGTCAGTAATATCAATAAGATCATCACGGTCCATTGCCTGCTTCTTATAGATCGTCTGAGGAGATACCTTCCTACTAAGCGCAGCAATTATCTCTTCCTGCTTCTGGGTTCCCTTGACATAACCCTTAGCCCTAGCCTCATCCGCAGTAATATCAAAGGTGATGGACTTGACCTTCGCAAAAGGCACATTATGAACATTACCAAGAACATCCGCAACCCACTCAACCGGACGGTTGATCATGTTGGGATCACCATCGGTCTTATAATCAGGCATAATAACCTCAAGGTTACTAATGCTGTGCTGCAAGAATGCATTACTCAACGTACCATAACTAGAGGCATTGGCAAGGCACTCATTAATATCATCGTGTTGAATTACATCACCGTTATTAAGAAATACATAATCGTCCTCGTCCACACCAGTTACAAAATCATTGTCCTCAAAAGCATTGTGACCCATATCATCCTCACTTCCATTTTGATTTGTCTCAGCAGCATTCTGTGCCGCACCTACAGCAGTTCCTACAATATACTCAGCAATTTTCTTTTTCTTAGTATCCAAGTTATTATAGACGGCCTCAACATCCATGTCCGCATACTTGTCGAGATCAATGTCTCCGCCACCAAGTCCTGAAGAAACAGCTTCAACTCCTTCGGGACCGACCTGCTGCTCAAGTGTCAAGAAGACAAGTGCCTTCTCTTCATCAGTAAAACTATTCCAAACATCTCGTACAGTTTCCTGTTGGGTATTTGAAGCCGGTTGCTCCTGATTAGTCGGCTCCGCATGTGAGAGCTCATCAAGCTTAATTGCCGAATGAATAATGGCCTCCTCCTCAGATACGTCAAGGGATCCATCTGCATGCGCAAAGGTAATCTCCTCGATGGTGGCCTCAGGGTTAGCCCCCGCCAGAACAAGACTAACCTCCTTAATGTCACCATGGATCACATTGGGTCCCTCTTGTACCAAATGATTGGCGTAGATAGACATAGAGTCAAAGTCACCATGAGCTAGGCCAACCTTAGCTGCTTCAGCATTCTTTCCACTATTAAAACTTCCATACCCATAGATACCATCAGGACGTCCCTCAAGCAGAACGTTTCCGAGCAACATATTCGGATCATTATGCATATGATGCCACATCAAAGGCACCGTCTTACCAATACAATCCTTGAATGCTCCATGCTTGATTACTCGTCCATCACCACACCTAATATCATTCTTAGTTACATATCCTGCAAAATCATACATCCTATTTCCTTCCTTATTCCGCTGCCATTACATCAGCTACACTAATATCCCAATCGGATACTGGAGCACCATTTGAATCAGTAACTCCAGACCCGCCCATAACGTCTGCATCTGTTTGCATGTTTCTGTTATACAGCATATCAGACTTCTGGTCATCAGAGGCTTTAAGACCAAGAATCGAACGGAATTCATTTGGTGACATAATGGAGTTTCTACTAAACTTGTCTGCAAAGTCAGCCAACTGAACAAGACTAACCAGTTTGAATCGATTCATATAAAACTCAACGCGCTGGTGCTGAGTGATTGCAGTTCTGGTCAATAGTTTACGAGTAAACTCGTTTATAATTGATGTAAGAATGGGTTCCAAGACTCTATTTTGATAGTTTAACATAACCTGCTCAGAGGCAGTTCCAGAGAATACCTCTTCGGAAATACCAAGCTGGGCATAAAGCTGTTTAGTAAGCCATTCTATCTGAGGCATCAAATTTGACTCGACAGAACGATTTAACTGAGTTATCTTTTCGGTAGCATCAATGTATGCGATACCATAATCAGAATTCTCCAACTGATCTTTAATCCTATTGATTCGCTCGCCAGCTTTCTTTTGCCTTGCCTCAGAAGCAATCTGAAACGGCATCTGGAGAATAAGATCGAGTTTCGGATCTGCATTGCGATTGTCGATATTATCAAGAAGAGCAAGTTTAGCAGTCAATCGTTTAAGTGTAGAATTAGGCGCATTCATTACTTGATAGAATGGATTCTCGATAATAACTGTCCGCTTCTTTAATACCCACATCTCTTCTTTACGGCCAGTTCGGTCGTTATACAGTTGAACCTTTACCCGATCTGGTTGCCAGGCCATAATCTTTCCAACTCGCATGGCAAGAATCTCATATGAGCCCTTATCAGGATTAATATCTGTATGGGTCGGAACCACAGCAACTGTTCCGGTTTCAAGAAGGTTAGACACAATATCAAGCCTGAAATCTCGACCTATTTGATCAATGTTTGCTGAAATAGTGAAGCACCTATTGAGATTATCATCTATTACTTCAGTAAAACGACCATCATCATTTACTCGAACATGTTCAATCTCGACAGAAGCAACATCATTAGCAATCCTAGTATAAATTGCCTCAACTATACTCCTAGCATTCGTTATGGATGGAACAAACCTATCCGGTCGGAGACTATCCGTCCGAACATGATAGTTTGGAACATTGTCTGTTCTATTTTGAAAAATATTCCACGCTGACTTTAACCGATCAAATACTCCCATTGTCACCTCCCTTCCTGATTTCTACATATTTTTCTTAAAATCCCATATGCGAATTAAGCATGTTCATATTATACATCGTTGTTTCGTTTGATATTCGATTAGTATCGTTAAGAATATTTTGTTGCATCAACATATTCCGATGGTGATTAAACTGCTCCCATTGCCTATTCGACGGAATATTCATAGGAACGTTCCGTTTTCTTTTGGAATATTTCTTATAATATTTTTTAGGGATTTTGGGTTCATTAATGCTATCTGGCTCATATTGACGACCAAGATTAATTGGATCTTTCTTATAATCTTTATAAGCCTTCTTTTGTGTCTTGTTATCGTACTTTCCATAAAATTCTAATGGCCATGGAAGCTCAACGTTTGGGTCATTCCAATTCTCTTTTGCATATTTTCGATACATCTTCTCAGCACGCCGAGCCCTTATGTACTGACCAACCATATATCCACCAGCAGCAATAAATGGTAATCCACCAGCCAAAGCGGCTGATGAAGCACTAACGGCTGCTACCCCAGTTGCTGCTTTAATACCAGCAAGACCACTTGCCGTTATTGCAGCTCCACCGATTCCACTAATTCCTGCAGTGAACGCACTTGCAATCTTATTTTTTCGTTGGGCTTCAGCCATGCCGGCTGCTTGTTCTGCTGCAGTAAGACCTATTCTTGCTTTGTTGGCCTTTTTCATAAAATGATGTTTATTTTTAAGTGCTTCGATTTTCTGGTACGGATTTGTTAACCGAGATCGAGATAGATTGTGATGCTGATCTGCATAATCACGATAACTTCCATAATCTTTTATCTGCTGGGTCCTAGGATCTTTAGGACGCATTTTTCCGGACGGCATCAAAGATCCATAACGTAGTTTTCCATCTGGTGTCATAGATCTATAACGTATCTTACCCTCCGCAGTCAAGGACCCGTCTGGATTTTGATATCGCCTTTGTCCCCACTTCATATTCTTAATGCCAAAATGAACTAAATCACTATGTTTAGCATGACGACGATTTGGATGATACCGATAATATTTATTCTCAATATCTACGATGTTCTCCGGTAAATAATCAGATTCGTCATTATAATGCTCTTTTGCAAATTCCTTTGCAATATTAGATTTCTTACGAGCCCTATTCCCTTGCCAAAGATTCTTAATACTAGCAGCCCCAAGCGCCAGAGGAGCTGGATTTGCTAATGCAACGGATGCACCAACACCAGCAGCAGCATAGGCAGCAGACTTAGCATACTTAGCAATTGCGGTTCTATTTTGAAGTCGAGCAATGCCAGAAGCCTTGGCTGCACCAGAGAGATCTCGACCAGCTATGCTCATTCGAGACTCAGCAGCCTCTTTTCCAGTTGCATTGCCGGTCTTATCATAAGCTTTAAGTGCCCAAGACCGCTCACGAGCTCCTTTTGCATATGATAGTGCTCGACGACGATCACGCCATTTAGTCAAATGACCTTCTGAATTCATACGACCGGTAGAATTCATCGTTGCTGTTATTTTCTTAGATCCTGCCGCTAAACCAATCTTAAGGTTAGGCTTAGACGACCCACTTTGTGCTGGGGCTTGATCTTTTCGTGAACCCAAAAGCTGAAGAACCCCAACACCATAATGTTGTTTACCAGCTGGCGTTAAAGATCCATCCGTATTTTGATAGCGTCGAACACCGCGCTTTTGTCCTTTAATACCATAATGACACAGATCATCATGGTCAAGACTCTCTCGAACTTGACGTCCAATTTCTTTCTTTGTGCTAGAACCATCTTTATTTTGATAATTCCTCACTCCCCATTTCATATTCTTAATTCCGAAATGAGCCAAATTATTATACACATCCATCACCTCACTCAAAGTTATCTGTATTTGCTTTCCATGCAATATATGCATCCATCATCGCCGCAACCGCATCTATCTTTTGATCTCTGCGCTTCTTGTATAGCTTCTTATTATCGTTTGTATCAATAAGAGCAATGCAGTTTCCCATACAAAAAGACATCAGGCTTTCATCAAATAGAAGGTTACGCTCTTCTGAAAGTTTCTTAAGTTCACCAAGAGGAACTGATTCTGTCTTAGCCCCTTGAATGACTTTCTCTACTCCAAACGGACCATGATCCGCAGTCCAATTCTCCACAAACTCTTTTGCATTATATGGATCATATCCCATGGCTCGAACATCATACTGAGTCTCCTCGATATGTTTCTCTAAGTCTGAATAGACATCATCCATCTTAAGAACGATCTTATCCATAACAATAAGGCTACCCTCTTTAATAAACTCTTCATACTTCTCTCGCAATGCCTTGGTTAACTCAGAGAATGTCTTCTCAGAAATATAACACCGAGTCTTAATTCCAAACGTCTCGTCCCCAAGAGGAAAGACAAATGTAAATGCACAAAAGTCATCACCACGAGATAGGTCGGCACCCATAGCACAAGGCATAGACCAAAAATCTCTCTTGCGATGAACCTTAGTTTCCTCGTATGGAAAGAAATATGTATAACCTTCTAGAGGTATTCCAAATCGTTTCGCTAATATCTCATTACGGACTGATGGGTTCTTCTCTGCACGCTCAACCTCACGCTGATATGTATCATAGGAAACTGTCTTCCCTATATTAGGCGATGCCTTGATCCAAAGTTCGGGATATGCTACCTCAGTTACATTATCGAGCTTATAGAAAAAGATTGATGTATGGGGATCGACATAGTCGCCTTTAAGAATCGACTGTAATTCCATTTTGATTGTATCACCAATAGAATTACGTATCGTTCCCTCAGATGAGATACCGATAATTATATAATCCGGAGTCTTAGATGCACTTTGCTCAAGGGCCGTTATGACATCCTCACGAATATCACAAGAAAGCCATTCGTCCAATGTACAGATCTTACCACGATAACCTTGAAGCTTATCAATTGACATAGGCCTAGTCTCTATCAAAGAATTGGTTATAAAATTCTCGATTCCTCGCTTAGTCGCAGTCATTTTGACTCGATTAACTATCGACCCAGTCGTGTTGTTGATTGACCCACTCCTCAGAAACTTAAACAAAGGGCCGCGTGCTCGGACCAATGCCGTCTTGATTGGAATCAGCGTCTCCTCAGCTTGACGAATAATCGGAGCAACTGCTGCCTGTGTCGTAGTCTCAGATGAAACCGAACATTCATAAGCATGAATCGCTGAGGCATACATTGTTTTAGCACTACCACGAGCGGTTATGATAAATTGTTTATTCGTTAGACGCCGTTTGACCATGCGTCGTTCATAGTGTCCTCCAAACCCATTCTTATTTGGGACAAATACCTCACGTTCTATGAAATAATACCATCCATAAAGCTGTTCGCCCCAAAGTTTAAAAGAAGGTAGTAAAGTTAAATCAGTTCCATCTGTAAGTGTCAACTCGTTATCACAAAAACTGATCCAACCTTCTACCGGAATAGGATCGTAATAAATTCCAGGATTTCGGATACGCCAATCGATCCGATTCATCTCTTGCTCAATCTCTTGACATATTGGAATATCTCCGTTAAGGACTTGATCTCTAAATTCCGCATAATATCTAGGTGTGGCTGTATTAGACAAAGCCATAATTAAGACCTCGTAATACTCTTAAGAGCGAGCCTACGTTTCCTAAGCCTTGTGATCTCCTCATCACTAAGCTTACTGTAATCTCCACCCTTCTTAGCAAGAATATCCTCGACATTATCTTTCTTCTTCTTAACGCCACCCATAAATTCTGCAAACTGTCGAGCGCCTTCAGATGCATTCTCATCACTAGCAACTCGACTCCATCCATACTTAGCTGCCGAACGGAAGCTAGAATTAAGCTGATCTCGAATAAGAGAATCCGTGGCGTCCTGAAGCATGCGTTTATAAATCCCTTTGCGCTGAGCCTTATATACGTCACGCTGTTGACGCTCTGTCTCCTTACGTGCTCTACGGCGATCAAGATAATTAGAGAGATGCGGATGCGCGTCTCGCCATGCTTTATTTTGAGCTTCTCGCTCTGCTGCTCGTGCCTCACGTCTAGCTGCTACTTCATTCTTATGTGCTCGATAACGACCCATCAAAGAATCAGACTCTCTTGCCTTGCGAATATCATTCTTTGCAGCTCTCATATCAGCCCGAGCTTGAGCTTGACGTGTTCTTAAATCAGCAGCTTCTTTTCTCTGTGCAGCAACCTTCTCTAGCTGCTTAGTCCTTGTCCGCAGTTTACGCTGTTTACGAGTACGACGTTTGGTAAGACTACGATTGATGTCTTTAGGAATCTTGGTAATTCGTTTGGACGTACTCTTAGCAAAATTAGCCATCATGTTTCGTCCAGTACGAACAGAACTTCCTATTCGCTCAATCGCCTTGCGAAAGCCCCACCGCATTCCTTTAACACCATGATGCTGAAGATAATCATCAGATATGGTATCATCAAACACAATATCAGCCATATAACCTCCTCTCATTCGGACAGAACATTAAGTCTAAACTCCAATTCAGAAATCTGATTTTTTATAGCATCCACAACAAATGAACTTGTCGGTGGATCAAATGCAAGTCGAGTCTTCAACCAAATATATTGAATCACTCCGTTTAATACTCCAGGATTGTCACTAAATTCAGTCCACTCCTCATTGCCTGTCTCAATGCGAAATGGAATATCAGGCCCAACCTTTAATTCATTTAGAGTCAGAAATGCTGAATTTATTCCTATGATAATATCTTGGTCAAAGACTGTGTAATCATTAGTAATACCAAGCAACTTCTTGGTTGTCTCTAAAATAGTAGCCATTTGACCTCACAAAGCAATCGCATCTAGACGAACATATCCATCTGGATGACGGGTTCGACAGAATCTAAGTCCACCCCAGCTATAAACTTGCTCTTTGGGATTGACTTCGATCTCTTCTCCGCCCTTCTTTCGTCCGACTGTAATTTCCTCTTCAACAGGATCATCCGGAGCTTTTCGTAAATACACAACCCGAATGTCCTTACGTACACGTGCCTTCTTAAAGTCCGGCATATTTCCTCCTTACCAAAGTGTAGTATCGCCAGCCTTCCTTGGAACATACTCATCATCTAGCAACTCATAAGAACCATAGTGAATGGCTTGATGTGTGCGATTCGAGACACAAATCAGATTATCTAGTGATACTAATCGATCTGTATGTTCCATAATATCCGCATAAGAAATGGGTTCGATATGATGAACAATTATCTTATCGTATATGGGTCTATCAGGGCATGCAAGGTCACAGCCCTCATCTCGAATTATCACTTTAGACCTAATTAGCTTCCATTCCTTGCTTGCATAGAATGCTTGATTCAAATATCTTCGAGAACCAAATGTTGGATCACCTATTAGTGACTCAGTTCTAAGAAATTCATACCGCTTTCGAAAATCAGGCAGTTCCATCAAGGCTTTGTATGTCCTGATCATCTGTGTCACGTCCTTGATACTGTTTCATGGCTGCTATAGCATTCGCATATAACTCCTCTGACTTCTGAGCTGAATCAATAGCATCTTTCTTGGATTGAAGCAGAGCATTCTCACTCTTTAGCTTTGCCTTCTTAAGTGGCCGAAGCGGATCTGCAAATTGTATAGCATAAACTATCTCTTGACCAGTTGCTTCTCCAGAAATCAAGCGCTCTTCAAGCCGTTTTAGTCCCAAAGCAGCGATTTGTTGGAAGCGATTGTCTGGTTGAAGGCCTGGAGGAGATGCTGTCGGTGGTTTTATAGTGTCTTGTTTCTTCCTTCTCATTTCATCTCCTATACTTTTGGATAGAATATCTACAGTTTTTATTGACTTTATGGTAGGAATGGCTCGACTTGTGGGTAGAATTTTCTGGTTAGAAAGGAGTAAAGAACCAGAAGCACGCTAATTGAGAAGGGAACACTGTTTTGCCGAGCCACCCCTGCTATAAAGTCAATATCAATATCATCCCCCGGAATAAATATCAAG